ATATTGATTGGGGAGAAATTGTAAAACGACTCCCAGGAACAGAGCATCCAAAACATTTTGATATTGCTGAGGAATCTACAATTTTTTCTTCAGTAACATATCTGAATGATGATTTTACTGGTGGTGAAACATATATTATTAATGATATAACTCTCAGGAAACATGTTCGAGATGTTAGTGTCAAAATTTCTCCTAAAACTGGAAGAACATTATATTTTGATGGGAAACGATATGAACATGGAGTTACTGAAGTAAAAGATTCTCATAGATACACACTAGCAATCTGGTATAAAAATGAGTAAGTTTGAAGAGATCACTCCTGAGACATATGTAAAAATGAATGAGGAGTTTGAAGAGGAAGGGCTTGCTTTCCGAATAAATATTCCTACTCAGGAAGAAATCGATGAGTGGAGAAAACGTGGACAACAAAGAGATTCCATGGTGGAAACTACATGAAATCGCTGACCAACTTAATGGTAAATTGAATCACATTACCTGTGTAGACCACACTGGTAAAACTTGTAAAAGAATTGTAATCGAGTACACGGAGGACACAAAGTAATGGAAGCGGTAATCTATTCCAACGGAAATCAGGAATGTGAACGTGCTAAAGTTCTGTTAGAAAAACTCAACTTCCAGATTCAAGTATATAAATTAAACCAACACTTCTCTGAAAGAGGTTTTGTAGAGGAGTTCGGTGAAGAGGCAGAATACCCACAAGTTAATATCGGTTTCAGACATGTTGGTGGGTTAAAGGAAACATTAAACTACTTCAAACAACACAAACTACTATGAATCCAGTAATCCTAATTGCTTGTTTTTCACCCCTTGTAGTGATTTGGATTGTAATGAAAGTGGCCGTTTGGTTCTACGCAGTCAACGACGAACAAAAGTATGTCAGAGAAGAATCCAAAAAACCCCATGGACCCTATCTGGCAGATGCATATGCAGATGTTGATGAAGAGGAAGAAGGTGATTGAAATCTCTGAAAAAATTGACAAATCTCTTTTTGAGTATTATTCTGAGATAGGAAAACCAGTTCCAAAGTGGAGACTGAAAAAAGATCCTGACTGGTGGACAAGGTATCTCGATGATTTAGGAATAGACCCCCGTAATCCATGAACATTGTTGTAGTAGGTGGCGGAACCTCTGGATGTATATCTGCACTAATCCTTAAAAAAAGGTTCCCACAATATGATATCCATATAATTGAATCGTCAAAGATCGGTACCATTGGAGTGGGAGAGGGTTCCACTGAACATTGGACCGATTTTTGTGATTATGTAGATATCGATATGGGAGATGTACTCCGAGAGTGTGGTGCAACATTTAAGATGGGAATCCTCTTTGATAAGTGGGATGATGAACCATTCATGCACTCTCTACTATCAGATACCTGTAGAAATGAACACGGATACTACTATACATATGCACATCAGATTGTAAACAACTATCCTAAGAGGGATATGCAATCTGAATATGTTTGGAATAATGAGTGCCCTGACGATGGATTTGAAGTCCGCCAGTTGCACTTTGATACCGATAAACTCAATAAGTTTTTACATAAAAAATGTTTTGAACGTGGTATCAGTGTTCATGTTGATGATATCAAATACGTTCATATTGGTGAAGGTATTGAGTATGTAGAAGGAAGTAAAAGATATTATGCTCATGTATTCATTGATTGTACAGGATTCCGAAGACTTTTGATTAGTAAACTGGGTGTAGGTTGGAAATCATATAGTGAATATCTACCTTTAAACTCTGCAATCACCTTTCCTACTGCAGAACAAAAAGAATATAATATGTGGACTAAGGCAACTGCTTATGATGCAGGATGGGGATGGACTATTCCAACCAGGGATAGAACTGGAAACGGATATGTTTTCTGTGATAAGTTCATTACCACTGATGAAGCCAAGGATGAGATGCGAAAACATCATGGTCAGTACATCCGATTCGGTAAAGAATTTAAGTTTGATCCTGGACGTGTAGAAAAATTCTGGGAACGTAATTGTATTGCTGTTGGTCTTGCTGGTAGTTTCGTTGAACCACTTGAAGCATCGTCTATTGGATCAACCATTCAACAGGTATTCGCTCTTACTCAGATGTTGCCTTCTTGGAACCAAGATAGATACAATAAGATTGTAATTGATATATTCGACAACATTGTTGATTATATCGTTGCACACTATCTGACTCGTAGAGAAGACACTCCGTTTTGGAAATACATAAAAGAGAATCTGAAGGTACCTAAATCTTTACAGGATTTACTTTCAGTGTGGGAACATAGATTGCCACACTCTTCAGACATGTATATTCCATGGGAAATGTTCCATGCTGCGAACTATATTCCTATTCTTCATGGTCTAAACTGGTTCAATGTCAACAAAATAAAGTCTGAATATGATTCCTTCCCTAATCACCAAAGGATAGAAAAGGAAATGAAAGACTTAAAAGACTTTTACAGAAGTGTCCCGAAGAAGGGACATAAACGTACTCTTCAAATGTTGACAAAACGACGTTGACCTCTTATAATCAAACCATATTATACCATTATCATGGACTACAAACCCTATTCTCAGGAATGGAATCGTAAAAGATACCTACGAGAAGCCTTGGAGAGTTACTTCAATGATTACGTCGATACTGATGTAATCTACGAAGACATCATGGATATTCTCCATGAGAGGTCCGAACGTGCATACGACCAATTCAGTCGCAGTGACGAGTTGTCTAAGAAGTTTCTCTAAATACTTATTGTTCGGTTTTCCGCACATATGAAGTTAGAGGAAGCATGTTACTCTTTAAAACTTGAATGTGCTCTTAGAGATCTTGGTTTTGTAGATATTGGTTGGAAGTGTGTTGCCCACGCAGGAATCTTCTTCGTGCAACCAGTAGGTATCCCAGATGATCCAGATGGTGATCTTCTGGGATTTTCGTTGTCTATACCATATAAGAAGAAAAATGAAAAATATAGATTGTTAGGGACTGCAAAGAAAGCCCTAGACATCGCTCAGGGAATTGATACATAGTGTAGTTGCAAATACTCAATGAAGTTTTTCTTTGCACTTCTCGCTACAATGTTTTTTGCCCTCCCTGCATGGGCAGTCGATGTTCAAATGGGTTACGATATGAACCTAGCATTTGAACCTTCGGAGATCACCATCAATGCAGGAGATACAGTTCATTTTATCAACAACATGTTGCCACCACACAACGTGATCGTTGAAGACCATCCCGAACTTGACCACGAAGCACTCGCAATGTTACCTGGTGAAGAGTTCGATATCACCTTTACAGAAGCTGGTGATTATACATACTGGTGTGGCCCACATAAGGGTGCTGGTATGATCGGAACTATTCATGTCCAATGAAGACGAATTAGATCTAGAAATATACGAAGGCGACTGGTTTTGCACAATGAACATGGGGATAGAGGAGGTTAGATGCCTTTATAACCATGTTTGTTATGCGTATGAAACGTGGCCAGGGTCTCCTAGAAGACCTCAGGTTGAACAAGAATATCTTGTGTATCTTAAGTCAAAACTTTTTGCCATGTTGATGCAATATCAACTTGACAATTCTTAATTTGGTATCACATTATACCAAAGAGGTTGACTATATATTATATGTGGTCTATAATAGACCTGTCGTTCATCCTCATGTTAGCACTTCTGCTGGCATTCACCCTTGCCCATCATAATGACGCCAATCCTTACGATTGGCATATGTCCTGTGAAAGGTGGTTACAGAGATCTACGGAAATCCGATTGGATCCTAACCTTGACCTAAGGTCGAAGTTGAGTCTAATCGCTTACCTTAAATCAAAAGTACCAGGTGAATGTAACGGAGCGTATACATAGGACGCAAGTAAGTCGCGGAACGGAGCGTTCATCCCATGTTAGAACTACTTGTATATTCTGGTATGGCTTGTGTTGATGCTGATGCATTAATGCTCAGAATCAAAGCAAATGACAATCTTCACCCTGCAATTCAGGTTGAACTAGTTGAGACCATTAAGGACTCTGTACCAGAATGTGAGTTTTACTGGGACGCAAACGACTGAAGGAACGGGGAAACGGATCCAGCGAAAGCTGAGAAGGTTAATCACCCACTTCAGGAGAAAACAAATGAACACACTTACTCTAATCAAGAACCAGATTGAGAAAGCAGCACGTCTGCATGATGCACAAATTGCTAACACTGCATATCGTGGTGTTAAGTATGAGTGCAATCAAACTGGTGAGGAAGTACATGGTACTTTCTGTTATCGCGGTCGCACCTACGTTAAGTGATCGCCATGGAAGCACTTCAAGTAGCAACATTAGGTTCTATTTTTAGTATTGCTTTTATCGGTCTTCTTTACGTAGAGATTTCCCTCTTACATAAGGGGTGAAATATGCTGAAGATCAAAATTGAATATGATCTTCCAGAATATGATCCAAAAAAACACGATCCAGATGAAACTTTTGCGTTTTTAACGTATCGTGGTGTGAATTACGCCAAGTGGGTTAATCTTAAGTCACGAGGCAATCCATTCTGGAAAATATTTAAGAGAGGTTAAGAAACCTCTCTTTTTTTATGCTTTTGTATAAAAGACAACAAACTTAATTAATTTGTGTGTATTTCATGACATTTTCACTATATAATGATAGAATTAAGGAATGAAAAATGAACTGAAATCGTTTAATTTTTTCATCATGATGTAACTAATTTGGAGGTGAAGATGCATAATCTTTTATCCCGAGCACAATTCGACGAGTGGAGACACTTGGAGGATACAATTGATGACTTAAACTTAGAAGAACAACGAATCTCCGACTACTATGAATGCCTGATTGAATGCGATTCTTTAAACCAACAGGAGTGTAAGCGAGTATGCAGAAAAATCCTAGATAATTACTAGTAATCCACACGATCCCGAGAGAGGTTGATTGACAACCTCTCTTTTTTTGTGTAAACTTGAATGAGAGTATACATACACATGGAGAAAGACAAACTCAAACTGATCGTAAGAAACTTAGAGTTACTTGTCGATGCTCTAAAGTCTGAAGTTTACTCAGACACCGCTGCTTATACTGATAAGCGAGAAAACTTTGATGACCCTGCATCGTATTATGCACCAGTCTCAGATTATGATGAGATTTTCAACGATGATGACGGATACCCAGACTGAGGATTTATGAACGTTAAACTAGTAAGCGTCACTCCCGACGCAGAACAAACCATGGCTTATATTGCCAGGGTTTCTAATCCTGCAAACCAGAACAATGAAAAGTTTGCAGGTCTCCTAAAGTATTGCATCAAACATAATCACTGGTCTGTGTTTGAACAGTCTTCGATGACATTGGAGATTGAGACTACAAGAGCTATCGCGGCTCAAATTTTGCGCCATCGCTCATTTACATATCAAGAGTTTTCTCAACGATATGCAGATAGTTCTATGTTGTCTGATAAGATTCCCCTTCCTGCACTTCGTCGTCAGGATGAAAAGAATCGTCAGAACTCCATCGATGACCTAGATCCATTCGATGTTCAGAACCTTGAACTTCAGATGCAAACGTTGTTTGACTCTTCCATGGCTCTGTACAAACAGATGCTAGGACGTGGCGTTGCAAAGGAATGTGCTCGCATGGTACTCCCACTCTGCACGCCTACCAGAATCTACATGACTGGTTCTTGTCGTTCATGGATTCATTACATCACTCTTCGTTCTGCCAACGGAACCCAACAGGAACACATGGATATTGCACTTGAATGTAAAGAGGTATTTAAGGAACAATTCCCTGTCGTGGCAGAAGCTTTGGAGTGGTGATATATAAATTGTAGTACGATTCCGACATATGTATTACCAGACCAACTGCCTCACTAAAGATGGTGCATCCGCACCATGTAGAATTGTTTCCACAACAGATTCAGGGTTTATGGTCGAATATCTTGATGATGAGGGGACTTGGAAGGAAGCAGAAGTTGCGGCTGACCAAGTTTTCAAAAATGAGTACGAAGGCCAAGAAATTAGCCAATAAATAATTTTGTAGTCCGAGAGTTATTATGCCAACATATCCTGTAAAAAATTTGAAAACTGGTGAAGAACAAGAATTGTCAATGTCCGTGAAGGACTACGAAGCTTGGAGAAAAGAGAATCCCGATTGGGATAAGGATTGGAGTAAAGGTTGTGCTGCCGCCCAAGAAGTTGGGGACTGGCAGAACAAACTGATTTCCAAGAATCCAGGCTGGAATGATGTTCTTCGTAAAGCACAAAAAGCACCAGGTTCAAACGTTAAAACCCTCTAATTTTACATATGCCAAGATCTAGAAAGTCGTCCAGTAGCAACATCGGTATTGGTATGAGTGCCAAACAAATGAGACGTAAGAAACCCATCAACTCAGACTTGATGACTGATATTTCACCCTTAACTGACAATCAAACTGCTTACTTTGATGAGTACAAAAAGGGTAAAAATGTATTCGCCTATGGTTGTGCAGGTACAGGTAAAACATTTATTGCCTTGTATCATGCTCTGAAGGACGTTCTAAATCCTGATACTCCATATGAAAAAGTCTACATCGTGAGATCCTTGGTTTCCACTAGAGAAATTGGATTCCTTCCTGGAGATCATGAAGACAAGGCTGCACTTTACCAGATTCCTTATAAGAACATGGTGAAGTATATGTTTGAACTTGCTTCTGATTCTGACTTTGAGATGCTCTATGCAAACCTCAAAGCACAAGAAACTATTTCATTCTGGTCTACTAGTTTTATTCGTGGTACTACTCTAGATAATGCAATTGTTCTCGTCGATGAGATGCAGAACTTGAATTTCCATGAACTTGATAGTATAATTACACGTATTGGTGAAAATAGTAAGATTCTATTCTGTGGTGATGCCACCCAGACTGACCTTACTCGCACTAATGAAAAAAATGGTATTCTTGACTTTATGAAGATTATCCGTGCAATGGAGTACGACTTCTCTTCAGTTGAATTTGGAACCGACGATATTGTTCGCTCTGGACTTGTTAAGAACTACATTGTCACTAAACTAGCTATGGGTATGTAATGTTCAAACATCTTGATTATTTGAAAGAAGAAGTTGACTTGGAAGCAGAGATGATCGAGGGGACCCGTTTCTATCGGGTCCCTTCTGGTAAGATGTATCCTTCAATTACTTCGGTGACTAGTTTCTATGGAAGACAAAAGTTCGTAGAGTGGAGAAAGAAAGTCGGTAACGAAGAAGCTGATAGAATCACTCGTCTCGCCACTACTAGAGGAACTAAATTTCACGATCTTGTTGAGAAGTATATGCTCAATGAGAACGTAGATGATTACAATCCTCTACCCACTACAAAATTTCTTTTTCTTAAAGCCAAACCATATTTGGATCGTATAAATAATATACATGCTTTAGAGAAGTCACTTTATAGTGATTATCTCGGTCTTGCGGGTCGTGTTGATTGCATCGCAGAATACGAAGGAGAACTCGCGATCATCGACTTTAAGACATCAAAAAAGATTAAACCCGAAAAGTGGATTGAAAACTACTTCGTCCAAGAGGTAGCTTACGCTTGCATGTATTATGAAATGACTGGTATTCCAGTTCAAAAGTTGATTACCATTATGGTAGCTGAAAATGGAGAATGTTTTGTCTATGAAAAACGCAACAAAGATTACTATATTAAACTTCTTACCAAGTACATCAGGGAGTTCGTCTCTCATCACACAGAAGACTAAACCTATGCAGAACAACACTGAAGATGTAAACAACCTAATTAAGGAGAAGTTTCTCTGCCAGTCGAAGTTCGCACAGGACATCGAGTACCTTGTAATGACTTCCAA